ATACAACAATATGAAAAAAGATTTATGGATCAATTAACAAGACTTAAAGATTACGGAGAGGCAAGAGAAAATACTGACGCTTACTCTGAGGGTCTACCAAGAGCGCAGAGAACATAGGAGTAGAACATGGCAACAGCAAACGCAGCAACCACCTTTTTAGAAAATAGACTTTTAAGTTTAATATTTAAAAATAATGCAGCATCATTTAGCTCACCCGGAGATAGCATATACGTTGGTTTAGCAACGGCAGTGTCTAACTTTAACGATTCAACTGGTGAATCTGGTGATCCTACAATAACAGAGGCTACATTTACTAATTATGCTAGACAACAAGTTGCGGCATCTGCTTGGACACTAACAGCAGAATCTGCCGACACACAAAGTTGCACAAATTCATCAAATATAGAATTTCCAGCATCTGGTGGTACAAATAATACAATTACACATGTTTTTATAACAACAGCAGCCAGTGCTAGTTTAGATGTAGTTGGCTCTGGTGGTAATGTTTTATTCATAGGAGCTTTAGATGCAAGTAAAGCAATAGCAAGTGGTGATATATTTAGAATTAACGCAACCAACTTAACAATAGAGTTGAAATAATGGCATTAGTATTAAATGACAGAGTAAAAGAAACAACAACTACAACTGGCACTGGTACGCTTACGTTAGCTGGTGCTGTTACTGGATTTGAAACATTTGCTGCTGGTGTTGGAAACAGTAACACTACATACTATGCAGTTACATTACCCGGTACAGCAGAGTTTGAAGTTGGATTAGGGACACTTAGTAGTGACTCAAGCACGATAGCTAGAACAACAATTATCAGTAGTTCAAATAGCGACAGTGCAGTTAATTTTAGTGCTGGTACAAAAACAATTTTTTGTACAATACCTGCATCAAAGTCAGTGTTTTTAGATGCAAGTGGTAACGCAACATTAGGTGCAGATCTATCTATAGGTGATGACCTTACTGTAAATGGTGGTGTAATTGAACTTAAAAACACTGGAGCGCAATCAGAATTAAGAATGTATTGTGAAAGTGCTAATGCTCATTATGCAGCTTTAAAAGCACCAGCACACTCTGACTTTGCTGGTAATACTACCTTAACACTTCCTGCAACCACAGATACCATTGTTGGTAGAGCTACCACAGACACATTAACAAATAAAACTATTGATGCCTCTCAATTATCTGGAACTGTAGCAAATGCAAGATTAGATGCAGAGCTACAAGCACTAGCTGGTTTAACATCAGCCGCAGACAAAGGAATACAATTTACTGGATCTGGAACAGCATCAACATATGATTTAACAGCAGCAGGTAAAGCATTGCTTGATGATGCAGATGCAGCCGCTCAAAGAACAACATTAGGGTTAGGCACTGCCGCAGTTGCAGCTACTGGCATATCAAATACAAATGTACCAGTGTTTACATCAGGTGTAGTTGACAATGATTTTCTGCGTGTAGATGGAACATCGATAGAGGGTAGAAGTGCATCTGAAGTATTAAGTGATATTGGTGGTCAAGCCTCATTAACTTTTGGCATATCAAACACAAACGCAGTGAAGATAGATAGTTCTAGTGTGGCAGATGATGAGTTTGCAAGGTTCACTGCAAATGGTTTAGAGAGCAGAAGTGCATCAGAAGTACTGTCTGACATAGGTGCAACAACTGCTTCGGCAGCAGCAGATGAGGCTACAGCTTTAGCAATAGCGTTAGGATA